TTAGAAGCCAACATAGTTTGCAAACTTATCTGCTGTTTTCTTTTCGGTCGTTTCTGTTACATGTGTGTAGATGTCCATCGTGATATCTATCGAAGAGTGACCAAGTCTAGTTTGCACATCTTTAAAATTTGCTTCGGCTTCGAATAGTAGTGATGCGTGGGTGTGACGAAAACCGTGATTGCCAATATTGTGTAAACCACATTTATCTGCGATTCTCTTTGAACGCTGATAAATGTCAGTTCTATATATCATTTTGCCAGTAATATCTGTGAAAACCAGTTCTTTGTTTTTAATACCGTTTTTTAAGAGTAATTCTTTCTGTTTTAGATGCCATCTTTTTAACACGGCTATTGTTTTATCGTCTAGACTAATCTTCCTATCAGAGTTCGCAGTTTTGGTCGTGGAGATTTGAAAGCCATCAGCTGTTTTTGAGAGTGTTTTATCGATGTTCACGCTGTTTTCCTTTAAGTCTATGTCTTTCCAGGTTAAAGCTAGTATCTCTCCTATACGAGCACCAGAGAAGGCTAGTAGACGGAATATCGCGCGATCGAACTCTGCGTAATAGTATTGAACTTCAGATTTAGGCGAAATGCTATTCACTCTTTCATCTAAAAAATTCAAGAAAGTTTTTAATTGATCTTTTGTATAAAACTTGAATTCTTTTTTCTTGGATACAGCTATCGCTGTCGGTTTAGAAATTTTTCTGAAAGGATTAGATGCTATGATTTCAAGAGATACCGCATGATCACAGATCATTCTTACATAAGTTAACAGTTTAGAATACATTGCAAATTGTTTTGACCATTCATTTACAGTCTTTTGGGCAGTTTTAACATCGATTCTTTCCAGCA